GTAGTAATTGGAGTATCATAGCACCAATTATCTACGGAATTGTAGGTGCTCTGATAGCGTATAATGCAACGTCTATAATAACAAATGCAATTATAACTATACAATCATTTTTAAAATCAGCTCAAGCAGCTGCAACAATGCTTGCTACCGATGCAACTTTTGCTGAAACTGTTGCTCAACATGGATTAAACGCAGCATTATATGCATGCCCTATTACTTGGATTATTTTAGCTGTAATCGCATTAATTGCAATATTTTATGCAGCAGTAGCAGCGGTAAATCATTTTGCAGGTACAAGTATTTCAGCAACAGGAATTGTTGCAGGTGTATTTACTGCACTAGGTGCATGTATTTATAATGTTGTAGCATCTATGTGGAATGTTGTAGCTTCCTTTGTTGAATTTTTTGCAAATGTATTTAATCATCCTGTATACTCTGTAAAAAAATTATTTGTTAATTTTGCAAATAATGTTTTGGATATGTGTATTTCAATGACAGGAGGATTTGATGGAGTTGCTACGAATCTTGCTAATGCTTTTATAAAAGGTGCAAATTTAGCTATTAAGGCTGTAAATTGGATTGTTGAAGCATTAAATAAAATTCCTGGAGTTAATCTTGGTAAAGCTAGTGAATTTGCAAAAGTAGGTTCAATTACAAGTAGCTTAAAAAATGTTAAAAAGAATTTAAATGGTTGGTTAGGTGATGCACCTGCTGGTTACTGGACCGCTCCCAAAATGCAAATGAAATCTATTGGTGGAGCATATAATACAGGTTATAATTTCGGTAAAAATATTAGTGAAAAATTTAATCTCGGAAATATATTTAACAAAGGACAAGCACAGAAAAACTTTAAAATGCCTGACTTGAATGCTTGGAATAAAGCACAAGGACCGGGAGCATTGTCAATGGCACCAGATAAAAATAAAGATAAATTAGGTAAGCATGCTAAGGGAGCTAAGGATCATCTTAAAAATATCGATGACAAAATGGATATTAGCAATGAACATTTAGAAATACTTAGAGATTTAGCACAACAAGAGAGTATACAAAACTTTACTACATTATCTCCAACTGTACAAATAACAACAGGGGATATAAAAGAAGAGGCCGATATAAACAAGATAATATCTGAGATAGAATCTTATATGGAAGGTGAATTGGCTAATAGTGCAGAGGGGGTATATAACTGCTGAAATAAATCTATAAAAATATAAAAGAATCTACTATTTTTTAGTAGATTCCAAAAATAAAGATATAGATTTATCTAATAACTTCGATATAGGTATTCCTGTTTCTTTAGAATAAGCTTTTAACTCATTTAATAGTTCAGTATTAACAGCATTAGATATTGGAGTTCTTGTTTTTAAATCTTTATTTGCCATACTAACATCACCTCAAAAATATTATATTAAAAATCATAAGTCCTTGCAAGTCCTTGGACTTAATGATATAGTATTATTAGAAAGAGAGGTGATAAAAAGATGATATTAGCAAAGAAAATTAGATTATATCCAACAGAGATACAAGAACAAAAGTTATGGCAATCTGTTGGAACTGCAAGATTTATATATAATTGGACTTTAAATAAGCAACAAGAGAATTATAAAAATGGTGGTAAGTTTATCAAAGATGGTGATTTAAGAAAAGAAATCACTTTAATGAAGAAAACAGATGAATATAAATGGCTAAACGAAGTATCAAACAATGTAGCAAAACAAGCAGTAAAAGATTGTTGTAATGCTTATAAAAATTTCTTTAAAGGACTTTCAGATAAACCACGTTTTAAAAGTAGGAAAAAGTCTAAGCCATCATTTTATAATGATAATGTGAAGCTTAAAGTTAAACCTAAATTAGTTAATATTGAAAAAGTAGGTTGGATTAAAACAAAAGAGCAAATACCTATAAATGTTAAATATACTAATCCACGAATAAGTTTTGACGGGAAGTATTGGTACATATCCGTTGGGATAGATAAAGAGAAACCTAAAGTAGAATTAACTAATGAAAGTATTGGCATAGATGTTGGAATTAAAGACCTTGCGATATGCTCCAACGGTATGACTTTTGAAAATATAAATAAAAGTAAAGAAGTTAAAAGACTTAAAAAAACATTAAAAAGAAAACAAAGAAAAGTTAGTCGTAAATATGAAATGAATAAAATAAAGAAAGGTGGTGAAAACCGTTGTCAATATAAAAAGACTAACAATATTATAAAACTTGAAAAAGATATAAAATTACTTCATAGAAGATTATCTAATATAAGAAATAATCATATTCACCAAGCAACAAATAAGATAGTGAAAACCAAACCATCAAGAGTTGTTATGGAAACACTTAATATAAAAGGTATGCTTAAAAATAAACATTTATCAAAGGCTATTTCAGAACAATGTTTATATGATTTTAAAGTTAAAATGCAATATAAATGTAAGTTCTATGGAATAGAATTTGTTGAAGCAGATAAGTGGTATCCATCAAGTAAAACTTGTAGTTGTTGTGGAGCTATTAAGAAGGATTTAAAACTATCAGATAGAGTTTACAAATGTTCTAAATGTGGATTTGTAATCGATAGAGATTTAAATGCAAGTATAAATCTTTCAAGATATAAATTAGCATAGTATCACTTAAAAAGATAATGCTAATATGTACCATTTGTTGTATGGGAATTTAAGCCCTTGGACTGTTATACAAACCAAAGTAGCCTCGGCAAAATGGAACAGGTTGAACAGGGAATTAAACAAGATTTATAGATATTTATAGATTTTTGGCAACGGTTTATTCTTAATGTATTATAAAATGTATTTAGGTATAAATGATGGCGAAGAAGGTTTTATGCTCCCAGTACTTCCTGAAAAAATTCAATTTAATGAAGATGGAGATAATAAAACTTTTAATATAATTAATTTAGGTGAAATAAATACTATAAACAAGCCCAAATTAACAGAAATAAGTTTTGAAAGTTATTTCCCATTAAATTATGGACCATATGTAAGTGTAAGCTCGGAAAAGTTCTTTTCACCGAGCTTTTATATTTCTAAAATTAGAGAATGGAGAGAAAAAGGACAAAAGATAAGATTTATATTTGTAGGAGGTCCTTTAGAAGTTAATGATTTATTTACTATAGAAAATTTTAAGTGCAGTGAAGAAGGTGGAGCTGTTGGAGATATAGATTACTCTATAGAACTAAAAAGGTATAGAACATTTGCTGCTAAAAAAGTTACTATAGTTACCAAAACTAATAATACTAGCAATAATAAAGGTAAGAATGATACTAATAAAAAAATAGTTAAGGTTAATTCAAGTCCACCAAGACCAAACAATAAGAAAAATCCTAACATATATGTTGTTGTAAGTGGAGATACTCTTTTTCATATTGCTAAAAAGTTTTTAGGTAGAGGTTCCAAATGGAGGCAGATATACAATCTAAATAAAAGTAAAATTAAAAATCCTAATATGATATATCCAGGACAGGAATTGAGGTTAAAGTGAATATGAATATACAATTATTATTAGATGATAAGAGGGGGAATATATTTGATATATCTGAATTAGTATGTGAAGTAACTTGGAAAACCACGAGAAAGGGTAAGCCATCCAGTTTGGATATACAACTATTAAAAGATACTAAACTTAATATAAGTAATGGTGATGTTATTAGTTTTAAAGTTGATAATAACAAAGTTTTTTATGGTTATGTCTTTGAAAATAGTGGAAGTAAAGATATAGATATAAAGCTAACTGCATACGATCAAATGCGATACTTGCTTAATAATGATACTTATGTATTTAAAAATAAAAAAGCTAATCAAGTAATAGTTCAAATTGCTAAAGATATTGGATTAAGAATAGGAACAATAGAGGATACGGGATATGTAATTCCACAAATTTTAGAAGATGATAAAAAATTATTAGATATAATGTATAGCGCTTTAGATAAAACGCTAATGAGTACAAAACAGACATATGCACTATTCGATGATTTTGGATACTTAACTTTAAGAAATATAAATAATATGAAACAAACTGCAGTTATAAGCGATGATAGTAATCTAGGCGATTATAGTTGGAGTAATAGTATTGACAATGATACTTATAATAGGGTAAAAATCGTTAGAGATGTAAAAGTTAAAGAAGAGAAGACTAATGGTAAGAATAAAAAAGATAAGAAAGATAAGAAAAATGATAAGAATAAAAGCAGTAGAGAAGTTTACATTGCACAGGACAGCAATAATATTGCTAAGTGGGGAAGACTGCAATACTTTAAAAAAGTAGATGAAAAAATGAATAAAGCACAGATTCAAGAACTTGTTAATTCAACTTTGCAACTTAAAAATAAAGAAAAGAAAACATTGAAACTTAAGGATGTAGTTAGTACAGATTTAGCAAATGACTTAAAGCTTAGAGCAGGTGTAGGTGTATTCATTGATATAAAAGAAAAAGGAATTAAGCAATATTATCTTATAGAGGAAGCTACCCATAGATTTGAGAAAGGAAACTTGGTGATGGATTTTGATTTAAAGGTGGTGTAGATATTGGGAATGATAGATACAATAAAAAAAGCAAGTATGGGAGCAGTAAGTGCCAGTAATCCAGTTAATATTTTATTTGGAGAAGTATTAAACATTAGTACTACAACATTGGAAACATCAAAAGGAGAAGTTAAGTATTTTAATACTTATATAGATAAAATTGAAATTAAGGTAGATCAGAAATTAATTTTAGATAAAGACTTCTTTGTTATTCCTGAAAGCTTGACTAGGTATGAAATTTTATTAAAACATAAGCATGAGTATGAAGATACTTCTTATAATTCAACAACTACTAAAGAAACCCAGGAAAAATTATTAGATAGAATAATAATTAGAGAAGGACTAAAACAAGGTGATAAAGTATTACTGTTAAGAGTTCAAGGTGGTCAACAATATGTTATTTTAGGCAAGGTGGTGTAATATGAGTCAAGTTAGTATATTGCCACAAGGAGCAGTTTTAAATGAAAGTATAGAAATAGAAGAAAACTATATAGAGCCAACTAAGACATATAAAATTAAAGATAATAAAATAATTGGATTGTGTGATGGCATTGAAGCTTTAAAACAAGCTATATATTTAATTTTGAACACTGAAAGATATGAGCATCTTATATATAGTGATGATTATGGAAATGAATTAAAGTCTTTAATAGGTAAAGATAGGGATATAGCTGAGAGCGAGTATAAAAGAAGAATTAAGGAGGCTTTAAGTCAAGATGATAGGATTAATAATGTAGACAATTTTATATTTAAATATGATGGTGACAATGTGCTTATAAAGTTCATTGTTTTTTCTATTTATGGAGAGTTTTCAATGAGCAAGGAGGTGTAATAATGTTTGAAGAAAAAACTGAAGAAGCTATTCTAAAAAGAATGATGGATAAAGTGCCGGATGACTTAGACAAAAGAGAAGGTTCTATTATTTATAATGCATTAACTCCAGCTGCACAAGAAGTTGCTAGAATTTATTCCGATATGAATTACTTTATGCAATGTACATTTGCAAGTCCTGATATGCCTGATGAATTTTTGGATTTAAGAGTAGCAGAAGAAGGACTTAAAAGAGAAAAAGCCACTCATTCAATTAAAAAAGGATATTTCTATGATGATGAAAATAATCCTATGGATATTCCTATAGGAAGTAGATTTTCAATAGAAGATTTTAACTTTAAGGTAAAAACGAAAATTGAACAAGGTATTTATAAAATGCAATCAGAAGATACAGGCATAGGAAGTAATTCTATAACAGGTCAATTAATTCCTATAGACTACATAGAAGAGCTATCAATGGCTAGGTTAGGAGAATTAATTATACCAGGAGAAAATGAAGAAAGTAATGAAAGCCTATATGATAGATATATAGAACATCTTAATGAAAAACCTTTCAGTGGTAATATATCAGATTATAAGATTAAAACTAAATCTATAGAAGGTGTTGGCACTGTGAAAGTATTTCCTGTATGGAATGGTGGCGGTACTGTAAAAATAGTGTTTTTAGATAGTGAGTATAATATACCTACAACAGAATTAGTTAATAAAGTGCAAACAGCCTTAGATCCAATACAAAATCAAGGAAAAGGATTGGGGCTTGCTCCAGTAGGTCATATAGTTACAGTTAAAGGTGCACAAAATACAAATTTAAGTATAAAAACTAAACTTATTTTAAAAAGAGGAACAACGATAGGGCAAGTAAAACAAGACATAGAAAAGGTTATAAAACATTATCTCTTAAAACTAAGGAAAGAATGGCATGAGGAAAATAATTTAATAATTAGAATAAGTCAAATAGAGGCGAGAATTTTAAATGTTGAAGGTGTTGCAGATTTATTTAATACTAGTATAAATGATAAAGAAGAAAATCTTACTCTAGTGGAAGAAAATGTTCCATTATTAAAAGAGGTGGTAGTGAGTGAAAAAGAAATTAATTGAGTTTCTGCCACCAGAAATTGCTAACATAGAAGATTTTAAAGAAATAATGAATGCTGAAACTATAGAATTAGAAGTTGTGGAGAATAAACAAAGACAGCTTTTCCATGAAAATTTTATAGATACAGCGACGGAGTATGGAATAAAACATCAGGAAAAGCTTTTTAAGGTTAGACCTGATTTAGAAAATGAAACATTAGAGTTTAGAAAACTAAGAATTAAAAATAGAAAAATAGATAAAGCTCCATTTACTCATAGATTTCTAGAACATAAACTTGAAAGTTTGTTTGGAAAAGATAACTATAAATTAGATGTATTGAATGATAAGTACATCTTAAAAGTTGATATAAATACTTTTGACTGGAACATGTTCAATGAAATAATAAATAATTTTAGAAAAATAATTCCTTGTGATATGATTTTAAATTCAACTTTAACTAATAAAATAGAAACTAATGTTTATGTTGTAGGTACGACAATATGTGGTGAAGAATTAACAGTATATCCGTGGAGTCCTAAAAATATAGAATCTAAAGGAAATGTAACTGTAGCTATAGGGAATAATACTGGTTTTGAAGATATAACAATATATCCTAGGAAGGAGGATTAAGTGTGAAAGAGCAATTTTATACTATATTAACGGCAATAGGTAAAGCTAAGATAGCTAATGCAAGCGCGATGGGAACAAAATTAAATATAACAAAATTACAGGTAGGGGATGGCGGCGGTTCGTATTATAATCCAACCGAAGAACAAGAACAACTTAAAAATAAAGTATGGGAAGGAAACATTGGTTCTATAACTGTTGATAAAGATAACAAAAACTGGATAGTTATAGAAACACTACTACCTGGAGATATTGGCGGATTTATGATAAGAGAAGCTGGCATATTTGATAGCGATGGAAATTTAATAGCTGTAGGTAAATACCCTGAAACTTATAAGCCTATTACATCTCAAGGAAGTCTTAAAGATTTAAAAATTAGAATGATACTTGAAATAAGTAATACATCAACTGTAACTCTTAAAATAGATCCTACTGTAATTCTTGCAACTCAAAAAGATATACAAATATTGCAAAATAATATAACACAAAATAAAGAAGAAACAGATAAGAAAATACAAAAACTTACTTCGCAATATGAAGATTGTGTGAAGAAAATAGGAAATATAAAAGATTTAAAAACTAATAATAAAGATAATTTAGTAAGTGCATTAAATGAGGTTTTTACATCTGCCGATAATGGGAAAAAATCTATATATAATTCCATTGTCGGCAAAAAGGTTACTCCTAAAAGTAAAGATTTTAAAGACCTTACAGATGCAATTACAGATATAAAATTAGGTCAAGGGAATGCGCAAGCAAGTGACGTTTTAAGTGGAAAAACTTTTACAAATGATACTGGAGTGGTGCAAGAGGGTAATATTCCAGTAATGGGTAGTAAAGAAATAGAACCCAAGACTTATAAACAAGAATTGGGTAAGGGCTATTATGATAATATTAAAATCAAAGGTATCAATGATTTAGACAAGTCTAGTTGTGAAAATATAGTTAGTTCAATAGGAGCTAGATTTTCTAATATTATAGGCAAAAAATTTGCTGAAGGGAAATATACTGTTGATAGACATACATCAATATATGAATCACGTTTTATAATTGATATTTCAGTTAACGGACTAGATTTTACACCTAATACATTTATTATAAATATTATTGGAAAAATGAACATAAAAGAAGGTAATTCATATCGTGGTTATATAGGATTTTCAGAAACAGGAACATATATGGACGCTTCAAATAGACGTATAGTTTTATCAGGTAGTCCAAACGACTTTATATATCGAATAAACGTAAATCGAACTTATGGAGGATTTAATATTAAAATACCTGACGTTTTATCAACAAAATATGATGTATGTTGGATGGCTTTTGAGTAAATATAAAGGATGGTGATTAAAGAGATGAAACGTAGAATAATTTACAAAGAAAATAAAGCAACTAATCAGACAGACATACTTTGTATGCAAGTTACTGAAGAATTAGAGGATATAGAGTTGAAATATTTAGACTTAGAATATGAAATTGATAAAGATAAATTTGATAGAGCTAAGAAAATATCTATTAAGGATGATAAAGTTGTTTTTGATGAATTGTATGATATTAATAAAGATATTTTAAAAGAAAAAGAGAAAACTGAAAAAGAGTTGTTAAAAGCTCAAAATGAAATTGTAAATTTAAAATACAATAGTTTATTAAATAAAAATATATAAATAAAGGTAGGTAAACAAATATGGAACTATACGGAATTTTAAAAAACTTAATTAATCACAACTATTATGAAAAGGAGGATATGATTAAAAAATTAAATGTATTTTATGCATTTAATCAAATTACTTTAGAACAGTACACAGAGTTAATGCATTTAGTTAATCCAGAAGTAGATAAAAAAATAGAAACAGAGCATGTTGAACATACTGCATAATAGAAAAATTATGCGAAGTAAAAATTTAATATTAAAAGGCAATAAATCAAGACTTGTTAGAAGTCTTTTTTATTGCTTTTTTTAAAATTTAAAACAAGAAAAGAGGTGATTTAAAATGGCAGAATTAATACAAAGTTTTGGGTTTCCAGTAGCGTGTGTTATTGGATTAGGACTTTATCTTAAGCAACTTACAGAACAACAAAGACAAGATGCAAAAGAGGACAAAGAAAAGCTTTATACTAATTTAGAAAAACTAAATACTACTAATGTACAAGTTGTTACTACCAATAAAATGTTAGTAGAAAATATGAAAACTGATATTAAAAACATACAAAATAAAGTAGATAAGATAGCAAATAAGATAGAGCAGCAGTAATTGTTGCTCTTTTTTTATAAAAATAGAGGGAGGGTGCTATGGATAAGCAGATAGAATTTATTAATAAAATTAAAGATGCAGCTATAGTTACACAGGCTCAATATAGTATTTTTGCTAGTGTAACTATTGCACAAGCTATATTGGAGTCTGGATGGGGAGAAAGTACTCTTGCACAACAATACAACAATTTATTTGGAATTAAAGCTTTAAGAGATTGGAGTGGGGAAACTGTTAATTTAGATACAAAAGAATGGACAAATAGTGGAATTATAACAGTCAAACAACCTTTTAGGATTTATAAAAGTTGGTCAAAAAGTATAGAAGACCATGCAAAATTTTTAAAAAAGGAATGGTATATAAAAGCTGGGGTTTTTACGGCTAAAAATTTTAAGGAGCAAATAAAAGCAATATTTAATGGAGGATATACAAGTGATCCTAATTATATAGATAAGATTTTAAAATTAATAGAAAAATATAATTTAAAAAAATATGATATGGGGGAAATCAATATGAATATAATAGAAACAAATTTGAATTTTAAATCCTTAAGTTGGGGAAATGAACCTAAACAAATACTTTTGCATCACTTGGAGTGGTCAAGGTGTACAGTTTATGATGTAGATAGATGCCATAAAAACGATTTTGGGTGGAGTGGTATAGGATATCATTTCTTTGTAGCTAAAGATGGAAAGATTTATAGGGGTAGACCAGAAGGTGCTATTGGTGCACATTGTAAAGGACACAATACAAATACACTAGGTATAGGGGCAGAGGGAAATTACATGAAAGAAACTATGCCACAAGCACAGAAAAATGCTATTGTAAATCTATGCAAATATCTATGTAATAAATATGGAATTGCTGATGTAAGAGGACATAAAGAAGCTCCTTATCCAACTAATTGTCCAGGTACAAATTATCCTTTAGTAGAAATTAAAGCGGCTATAATCGGACAGGCTGCTACAACTTCGGCTAGTAGTCTGGATGGTAGAATGGGAGTGTGTACTGGAAATAATGTAAGATTAAGAAGTACAACAGATACAAGTTCAACATCTAATGTTTTAGGTCAATTAAATAAAGGAGATAGAATAAAAATATTTAAGAAGGTAAGAAATATGTATTCTGTTTATTATGGAGCACATGGCGCTTATATAAGTGCAGATTATATGAAATTGATATAATCATTAAAAACTCTTTGAAAGTTTATCAATTAAAAGACATAATATGTATATATATATTATAATGGATATAAATAAAATCCCTGGGATTACCAGGGATTTTATTTATCATTAAATTCTTAATATATAATTTATGTTAATAACTTGTTTATAACTTGTTAATAACCTGTTGATAATATTTAATTCACATGATATAATTTCCATGGGCTAGGAGGTAAATTTATGAATAAATATTCTTTGTATTTTGATGAATCAGGCAATTTAGGTACAAGTGGCAGATATTTCGTGATAGCATGTATAATAACAACGCAACCTAAAAAATTAGAAAATAAAATGAAAAAAGTTTTATTACAAATAAAGAAAAACTATAAAAATATTAAATGGCATAACTATGAATTAAAAGCTAGTTCATGCAAACCATGGATTAAAGAAACAATATATAAATCAATAATTTCCAAAGATATTGAGCTTGCTTATATAGTAGCAGATAAAATATGGGTTGCTGACAGACTAAAAGAAGATAAAAACTGTTTATATAATTATCTATTGAGTGTGTTATTAGATAATTTTGAACATATATTTAAAAATAATACTGTTGACTTAATATTAGATAATAAATCTATTAAAGTAAAATCTATAAATTCATTTGAGGATTATATAAAAATACATATTAATTATAAATTAGGCTTCAATTGCAATATACATGTTCAATACATGGATTCAAGTGATAAAAAAGCCTATAATATTCAAGCAGTAGATTACATAGCTAATGCTCTATATGCTAAATATGAACATAACTATAATAATTATTATAATATCATAAAAGATAATATTTGTTGTAAAGAACTATTTCCATATAGAAATTTTGGTAAGCCTACTCAAAGCTTATTGGAAGCTGCAACTACAAAAAAATAATCATTGACTTTAGGCAAAATTATGATAAAATTAAAATAGTTACAGGGTAAACCCAATATATATGTATCAATATTAAAGTATATAAGCTGCCTGTTTTGGTGGCCATTGTATTGGTTCCGTAACTTACTTTCTAGCCCAAGAGGGCTTTTTATTTTTTTTGATTATATACAATAATCTATCTATATTCTCAATTCTTTCATTTCCTTACTTCGCTTATCAACAACAAAACAAGTATCGTCTATAAATAATTGTTGAATATATTCATTAAAGTCTTTTCGCTACCTGTTGTTAGCACAATCAGCATGTCTTATCCTAATTATATCAACATCAAAAACAGCTTCTTAAAATATACTCTTGATGTTTTAACTTTACTATATTCTGAAATAAAATATATTTTAAACTTATTAGTATATGTTATAGCTTTTTCACTTATATTAAGTACATATTTATTGTTTGATAATGGTTTTATTTCTTTATCTAAAAATGTATTTTTGCTCATTACTTACTCATCTCATAATGTTATTGTATAAAAAAGAACCTATATAGATAGACTGTCTTTTATGAGTGTCTATCATATAGGTTCCATTTTAATATATAGATGCGTTTTTAATAATAATTTTACATTATATTACTTAAATTCTTTTACTATCTTAAATCCATTATAATCTAGTAACATTACCTTTGAAAAATCATATGGTTTAATAAAAGCGGGAATGTTATAAGTTGAATTACAAAATACACCATCCGAACAGTTAGTACTAACAACTTTGTATGGAATGTTAGCACCATAATAATATGCTTGCCATACTATTTCAGAACAATAAGTATATTTTAAATCTTTTGGATTAGGAGTAACTTTATACTCTGTATACTTCCCCTTTCCATCCACGTAATATGCTTTAGCCCAATTCGCAGCTTTTACACGTGTAGGTGTAGACTTATGTCTAATAACTTTTGTATGTGGATATCTGCTTAACCACTGAGTAATATGTATTCTAGTAGGACGTTGGTGAAGGCCAGCTATATGAACGATACTTTTCCCATCAGGTAATACTAATCCAGTATGACCCAATAATCCAATTGAATCTGTATCTGAAGTTAAAAGAATATCACCAGCTCCATAATTAAATCCATTAACATCTGCTGCATAAGCTGGGGCTATAATACCTAATGATAATACGAATGTTAACAATGATGCCGAAAAAAACCTTTTAGTATAATTTCTTAAACTCATGTAAATTCCTCCTAATTTATGTCAAAATATGTGTAAACAGTACAAATTTATACTATCATAAAATGTAATATAGTTCAATACTTATATTTTATGTAATTTAAATCATACAATCTATGAAAACTAAGTAATATATGTTAATATATTAAAAGAATTATTATATTACCTATGAGGAGGAATTATATGAAGATATTTCGTAAAAAGTATATATTTATTGCAATTTTTATTTTATTAACATTTAATAATATTGTTTTGGGCTATAGAATAGTTTCTATAGGAGACTCAAAAGAAAGAGAACAAATATTAAGCTCAACCATTTGGAGATTACATAAAGATGGGTATAATGAAAAGGACATAAAAGAGATTAAAGTACGATATTATCCATTAAAAGGTGGAGTTTTACCTTATGATGTATTAGTTGTTTTTAATAAAGAACCTTCTAAGGCATACTTATATTATTGGATTGATGTGAACAAGAAGGAAAAAGGAGTTGAGCGTGCAGGGGACTGTGCTTCAAACTTTTAACTATAATTCATATATGTAATTAAACATTATAGGAGATCCTAATTTATAAGTTTCTTGTTTTGATAAAATAAATATAACAAAAATATAGTAAAGTATTAAAATTGATTTGTTGTACCTTTAAAAGTACCATTAGAAGTGGTACTTTTTTAATATCTATTATGGTCCAAAAACAATATAAGTGAAGTTGTTTAAAAAATAGATATCTAAACTTAGAGGTTTTGACACCATCTTCAAGGTTATTACAATTCAATATTTTAAATAGTGTCATAAATAGGTGTCAAAACTATACGTATAAAAAACAATAACCAAGGAACTTAATCCTTGGTTACATTATTTAATCTTCATCAAAAAACATTGGATTTATAGCATCAATATTTTTTTCTAGTATTTCATTATTGAAACTTTCTTTTTCACTATCAATTTCAACTACTAATTCATTATTATTTAATAATTCTTTTTTCAACTCTTCGAATCTTTCATCAACTAATTTTCTAATTTCATCCGCATTTATAGTTGAATCAAATGTCTTGTTTTTATTTTCTTCATAAAATCGAATAGCGTCACAAATATATTGACTATGTTCAAATCCTTCTATTTGCTCTTTTTTACTATCTATTAAATTTTTAACATCTAAATTTTTCTTAGAAAAACTAACTGTTAAAGTGTTAGGTCTAGCCATTTAACTCGCTCCTATTTGCAATATTTAGCACAAGCTATTTTATATAGTCCTTCAGCGGTAGTCCATTGTGGATTTTCTGGTATTACCGCATTTTTAAACCTATCTAAAATTATCTTTCTTAATTTTTGAGTTGTTCCACCAATAAACACAGATTCATCAAAGTTATCTATTCCATATCCATGTGTCTTTATTATTTCTAATGCTTTATTAAAGAATATCTCTTTAGCTTTATTGATTCTATCAATACTTTCAGTTTGAATTTCTCCATTTTTAACTGTATGCCCCTTTTCAAGTGCTTGTTCAGCCTGCGCATAACTAACTATATTCCCATTATTCATTGCAGTTAACTGATCCTGAACTAATAAAGTCAATGCATTTGCTCCATGCTCTTCAATGAATCTATCAGACTGTTTACAAACTCCATTAACATATATGCTTACTCCCATATTAAGACCACCAAAATCAATTACAATTACTGTCTTTCCTATAAACTTTTCGGGTCTAGTAACAACCACTCCACTTCCTTCTGCCTTTATCATTATTTCCTTTACAGTAAAAGAATAATCTGCTCCATCTACATTGATATGAATAGCTCCAGTTCCTTTTATAAAATTTTTATACTCTTCTTTAGCCTCTTGAATCTTTAATACGCTTAATGGACAAGCCAATACAACATTTACAACATTATCTTTTGTATTTGGCTCCAATAACTGCGTAATGGCAGTATATCCTGCTATTTGATGTAATAAATTTGTTTTGCTTGTTTCGTTACTTTTTTGTTCCCCTTGTTCTCCTATAATATAAGATTTCCCATTATATTCTACTTCATGAGAATTGCCCTCTACATCTATGTAGCCATTTTCTAAATTATAACTTTTAGTTCTAAATGATATTCTTTTAATATCATTTGCACTACCAGTCACATTTCTTCCTATAGATTTAACATCATACTTCCCAATATCAAGACTTGTTACATATTCACTCATTTTTTAAATACCTCCTGTTGTTTATTGTACCTATATTGTACCAATATTATAAGTACAAGTCAAGCATTGTCTTGAATTTAATTAGTACATTGTTAGTACAGTATACTGTAATTCAATAATGCATACATGTGCTAATTTAAGTTTACATTAATTACCATTTGTTGTAAACTATTTATAAGACCTAATATATTAATATTATTTAATGTTTACAATTAAGGGGGTATATTTTAATGTCTAGAGGCCGTAAGAAAACAGTTAATCCTCTACAGGAGGTAATATCCATTAGAATAACAAAAGCTCAGAAAGAGCTTATAGATAATAATAAATGGATAAAGAAAGATATAGATAAGCTTGTACGAGACTATTTGAATGTTTACTTAAAATAAATTATAAAAGTAAACATTTTATAATACACTAATTTAATAGAATATTTTATGTTTACAAAAATAAAAAACTTTTCAAAATCTATTGACATTTTACGTAGATATGGTATAATATAATTGTAGAGAGGAGGTGAGAATGTGATAGAAACTATAGGAAAAATAATAGCCCTAGTAATTTCAATTTTAACAATACGTCAACTGAACTTGCAAAACAGAAAAACTAAGGCTAGAAATCAACAAGGCTAAAGAGGGGAAATAACCCCCCTGCCTTTCCTATATTATATCACAATCCTATGAATAAAATACTAAATTATTTACTTTTAATAACATTTATAGCCATTGGGACATTAGCTATTAAGTTGCTTTTTCTTAAAAAGAGAAAGCGTGATCTTGAAAAAGAAAAAAGAAAAAATAAGGAGTAAGCTATGACTAGAGAAGAATTAATTAAATTAATACAAGACAACACTATGGATTCGGCTGAGGTAACCGAATTCCTTGGCATAAGCCGTCAAAGGTTATCCGACATGAATAGAACTGGCAAACTAGTTGCAATTAAAAAAGGTATATATTTAAAACAAGATGTCTTTGCTAGAAAAAAGGAGCAAGAAGAACTTAGAAATAAATACTATAAAAGATAAAAAAATAGTTGATGATATATTAAAATATATTATCAACTATTTACAAATTACTATATTCTGTTATATTATAATACTAAAGATTTTAAATTAGTCGCAAAAATAAATATCCAAAAAAGTACAAATCCGCATTAATCGGCTGTCGGCAAACTTTCGATTAATACGGACACAACTAAGAAGTATTTTATATACTTATTTTATGTACATAATTATAGCATTATGTATTTAAAATAGTCAATAGGAAAGCATTAAAATACCTCTAGTTTGTGTAAGTTTTTTTCGGATATAAATTGGAGGTATTTTATTATGCAAAAAATTACAGTAGAAGAACTTTTATTTAATGATGAACCAATAACAATTAATAGAAAATTAGCCAAGTGCTTGGGGCTTAAAGAAGCAGTTATTTTTCAACAAATTCATTATTGGCTAAAAATAAATGAAAAGAAAAATCAAAATTTTAAAAACGGGAAGTACTGGACTTATAACTCTGTAAAAAAATGGCACGAAGAAGAATTCGACTTCTTAAGTATAAGAACAGTTGAAAGAACACTTCAAAAATTAGAAAAAGACGGTCTTTTAGTATCTAATGTCTTTAATAAAATGAGAGGTGACAAAACAAAATGGTACACTATTAATTATGATAAATTGCTAGAAGTTTGCGAAAAACACTTAAATAAAAAACAAGACATATCAAACAAAAGAAGTAAAGCAGGAAAAAAAGGTGCTTTAGCTAAAAAGGATAAAACTGAAAACACCATACAACCAAATTGGCAACATGGGGGAGCATACAACCAAATTGGCAACACCATACAACCAAATTGGCAGAATGATAGTGCCAAATTGGCAGAACCAATACCAAAGACTACTACAAAGATTTCTACAAAGATTATTAGTAGTAGTAGTCTAGTGCAAATATTTAACGATAATATTTGTGAACTTAGAAAAACAACAACAGTTAAATTTTTAGAATATGTAAATACATACGATACTGACTTTATAAAATCAATAATTGAATATTGCAGTGATGTAAATATAAAATCATTTGCTGGATTTAAAAAAGTTATAGATACATACATAGAAAAAAATATTTTAACGAAAGAAGAATTTACAAAAGACGTAGAAGCATATAGAGCCAATAAAGAGAAAACTAAAAAACAATATATTAAAAAATCTTATATTAATAAAAATAAAGTTGACTCATTTAATAATTACGATCAACGCAATTATGATTTTGAAAAATTAGAAAAATTATTAAATGGGGATAGCAGTATATCTCTAGAAGAGTGTGAGAAGAAAAAAGATAATGCAGCAATAGAAGATTTAAAAAAACTCGGATTAGTTTGATTCTAAAATCGAGTTCAATAAATCCAATATCTTATTTTGTAATTTAGATGGAAGTCGCCTAAAACTTGCAATTAAATCTATTTCTTTATTACTTATTAAATCATATGTATTATTAGATTTCTTAGTAGCTAATAACCAGTTTACATCTATATCAAAAGTTGTAGCTACTGTTCTTATGAACTCAGCTGAAGGAATGTGATTGCCATTCTCTATACGAGAGATATGCCCCCTTGTAATAGACATTTCACCTGAACTATTTAGCTTTGCAGCAAATTCCTCCTGAGTGAGCTTATGTTTATTTCTAAGAGTATATATATTTAAAGCTATAATTCTTTTTATATCCATGCTTGTCATCTCCTTTAATGTCAAGTTTATAATATAAAAAAGAATAAGTTGCAACAAGGCGTAAATAAGAGCAAATAACGAAATGTTATTATTTACGCCACTAATAACTATACTTTTTTTAATTTACAAGTATCACAGTTTCCGCTACATGTTACCAAAATAAATGGACAGACCTTGAAAACCTGTGCAATTAAATAAATTGTATTTAGAGTAGGGCTTTTAGTCCTGTTTTTAGATTCCAGCTTTGCGATATATCCTTGCGAAAGCTTTGCCTTTCGTGCAAGATTTTTTTGAGAAATCCCTAGAAACAATCTAAATTCCTTTATGCGTAATTCGAATTTTAATTCCAATAATTTATTCCACCTTTCGCAATACATAAATTACAACATTTAATTTTACCATCATTTCATATAAATTTTAATACAGTTATAATTAACATAATAAAAGTAAAATATATGAAAAAATCGTGTCAAAATTTAGTGAAAATATTCCTAGGGGGAATATTTAGGTATGGTAATATTTATATAGTAAGTGTAAAACATGCCAAGGAGGAAAAAATAATGAAAGAAAAAATTTTAAAATTAATAGAAGAATGTAACGACGGAGTTAAGCTAGATTTGATTCTATATTTTATAGAAAAAATATTAAAAAAATAAAAGACAAGGGAGATGATCCCTTGTCTTTTATTCTTCTTGTAAGTTTTTTATTATCTTTTTTACTACTGCCCACTCAGATTCATCTAATCGAACAAGCGTTAAAAATGTTTTTTTGATAAATTCATCTTTATCCGCCATTATGTTTATTACAAAATCCAAGAGCTCTTTATCTTCTTGAACAGTGTTAAACATTTCGCCATCGCCAGTTTTTAGCCATTTTTCAGAAACATTAAATTCTTTACATATTTTTTTAATATTTCTTTCTGTTAGATTTACATTTCCGGTTTCTATATTAGATAAACTAGACCTGTTTAAATCTATTCTTTTGGCGAAAGCTTCTTGTTTTAATCCAAGTTCTTTTCTAAGTGTTTTCAATCGATTCCTCATCGTTTCACCTCCTAATATATTGTATCATCTCCAAAAATGTTTGTAAAGAACAAAAATTGTTCAAAAAACAACTTGATAATGTTCTTAAAGAATATTATAATGTTCTTAAAGAAACAAAAAATGTTGTTTAAAAACGAAATATGAAAAGAGGTGTCAAAAGATGGGAAAAACTAAACAAGAGGAAATTATAAAAATATTTTTCGATTTTTGCAAACTGCCAAAGGAAAAACAGATGTATGTATCTGGGGTTATAGCTGGATTATCAATTCCTAAAGAATCTCAAAGAAGAGAAAAAAATATATAAAGTGGTTCTATAGAAGAGCCACTACTGAATTGGAGGCGAAATAGTTGGCTAAAAAAATAGTTTTAAAAAACTTATCAATAAAAAACTTTAAAGGAATTAAAGATTTAACAATAAAGTTCTCACCGATAACAAATATTTTCGGTGAAAACGGAAGCGGAAAAACATCAATTTTTGATGCTTTCAACTTCCTCCTATTTGATAAAGATAGCGAGGATAGGACTAAGTTTGAGATTCAGCCGCTAGATTCATTTAATAATAAAATTCACAATCTAGAAACAGAAGTTGAAGGTATTTTATTATTGGATGACCATGAGGTAACACTTAGAAAGGTCTATAAAGAGAAATGGGTAAAACCTAAAGGAAAGGCAGAACAAGAACTGCGAGGATATGAAACACTTTACTATGTAGATGATGTTCCTAAAAAACAAAAAGAGTACAAGGAATATATTTCAAGTATAGTAGATGAAAAACTTTTTAAATTAGTTACTAATCCATTATATTTTGCTAGTTTGGAATGGAAAAAGCGTAGAGAAATATTACTTAATATTTGTGGAGATATAGAGGATTTAGAAGTAATGAACAGCAATCCGGAATTGAAGCCTATACAAGAATATTTAAATAAAGATAAAACCATAGATGATGCTACAAAATCTATTAAAGGAAAGATAAAAAGATTAAAGGAAGATAGAGAACAAATACCTTCCAGAATAGATGAACTTACAAATTCTATAGAGGAATATAATTTCGATGATCTTGAAGAAAGTAAAAAAAATATAGAGCAGGAAATTAATTTTATAGATTCTAAAATTGTAGATAAGAGTAAAAGTTCAGAAGAGTTATTAGATAAAAAAGAACATTACTTTAGTTTAAAAAATGAGTACAATGAAAAGCTTGCAGCTGCAAAAGAAGAACAAATTAAAAATAGCAAAGTGTCTAAAATAAGAAAAAACATAATGGAAATAAAACATGAAGTTGAAATATGTGAGCAAAGTTCCAATAATCATAAATTCAAATTAGATATGTTAGAAAAAAATATAAAAAGAAATAATGAGAATTTAGCTATATTGAGAAATGAATATAAAGACATAAGAGATAAAAGATTAGAAATTGATGAAAATAACTTCATGTGTCCAACATGTAAAAGGAAATTTGAAGATGCAGATATAGAACAAAAGAAGAAAGAGCTTGAAGAGAATTTCAACTCTCAAAAAGCTAATGACATAAAAAGTAATAAAAAAGCTGGAATGAAGTTAAAAGAAGAAACAGATAAGTTAATAGAAGAAACAAAAACAATAAAAGAAAACATAGATAAGGACAACTCAAAAATAGAAGCATTAAAAAAAGAATTAGAGCTGCAAAAAGAAACCTCACAAGAAGAAATAACTTTTGATGGCAAAGAAGAGTTAGTAAATAAAATAAACGCATTAGCGGAAGAGATAAACAATTTCAAACAAGAAGATACATCAGCATTAAAAGAAAATAAACATCACCTACAAGACGAATTACAAGCAATAAATAAGCAATTAGCATTAAAAGAAGTTAATGCTAAAACTAAAAAAAGAATTGAAGAATTAGAAGAAAAGGAAAAAGCTTTATCAGTTCAAATAGCACAGTTAGAGCAACAAGAAATTTTATGTCATGAGTTTATAAAATCTAAAGTTAGATTATTAGAAAATAAGGTTAATTCGATGTTCAAATATGTTAAATTCCGTTTTGTTAAGGAATACAACACTGGTGGAATAGAAGAAGATTGTGAGCCTATAGTGAGTGGAGTTCCTTTCGGGACTAATTTAAATACTGCTGCAAAAATAAATGCGGGTATAGACATAATAAATACTTTGTCTAGCCATTATGGAGTACAAGCTCCTATATTTATAGATAACAGAGAAAGTGTTAATGATCTAGTGGAATCGAATAGTCAAATTGTAAATTTAGTTGTTTCTAAAGATAAAGATTTAAGAGTAGAGCAAGGAGAGTAATTGTGGAAATAAAAGTAACTTTTAAAGATAAAGATAAAAAAGAAAAGATGAAAAGAAGTTTTGATAGTTGCGAAGAGTTTGGATTTTGGGCAGCTAATAATTTTGGAGAAGTAGAAATTATAGATGTAGTAATTGAGGAGGATTAGTTCGTAAAAATAAAGTAAGGGAAAATAGTAAAGCATGAATCGAGGTTAATTGTATGGATAACGGTATAAGAATTAATCAATTAAATAATTTTTTATCTAATTATCTAATTGATAATGATATTAGTAAATCAAAGTTACAAGAGAAAAGTGGCGTAACATTATCAACTTTATGCAATATAAAAAACGATAAACGCCTTATAAGGCTTGATACATTAAAAGCCTTAACAGATGCTCTTGGATTAGAGGTAGAAATAAAATTTAATGTAAAAAACAGTATAAATAAATTAAAAAAGTAACGGAGGATAAATAAATATGAAATCAATAGGAGTAGTTAGAAGAGTAGATGAATTAGGAAGAATTGTTATTCCAGTAGAGTTAAGAAGAACTTTAGATATAGCTGAAAGAGATGCTGTGGAAATTTACGTAGACGGTGAACAAATTATATTAAAGAAGTATGAGCCAGCTTGCATATTCTGTGGGAATGCAAAAGAAGTTGTGAATTATAAAGGCAAAAATATTTGTGAAAAATGCATGAAAGAAATGAAAGAACTTTAAAAATGAAAAGAAAAATTTTAAATGAAAGAGTTGGCATACTTGCAGCAAAAATAATAGCACGAGCAATTAAAGATATAAAGGGAGAAAATCTTACCTTTTATCAAAAAAAACATCGCAAAGAATACTTAGAAATAAATGCAAAGAATTTTTTAAAAAGTAACACATGCAAATTTTATTGCGAATGTCTTGGCGTGGATTACATTAAAATAATCAATCAAATAAGGAGATATGATAAATGTCAAATGTAGAAGTGATTAAAGATAATCAAGAAATAATAAATAAAGAAGAACAATTAATATCAGGATCATCAATGGGCGTGTTTTCTTCAATTAAGAAATTTGAAGAATCAGCAAGAATGGCAAAAGCTCTAGCAGCTTCAACCTTAGTACCAAAGGAATATCAAAACAATATTAGTAACTGCATGATAGCAATTGATACTGCACAAAGATTAAGCGTTTCTCCTTTTGCGGCAATGCAAAATCTTTATATCGTTAATGGTAGACCTTCATGGTCAAGTCAATTCATAATATCAGCAATTAATACTTGTGGGAGATTTTCAGAGCCATTAAATTTCAAATTAATGGGTGAAGGCGATGGTATGAAATGTTACGCTTATACAAAAGACAAGCATGGAAATGAATTGAAAGGTCCAACAATTTCAATAGATATGGCTAAAAAAGAAGGATGGCTAAGCAAAGGCATGAGTAAGTGGAAAACTATGCCGGAAGTAATGATTCGATATAGAGCTGCTTCGTTCTTTGGCAGATTGCATTGCCCAGACATTTTAATGGGTGTTTACACAGAAGATGAAAATAAAGAAAGAGAAGATTCTACTAGTATAGTAAATATAAGTGTACAAGATGCTGCACAAGAAGCTAAAGAAGAAATTAAAGAGAATGCTAATAAAGAAAAAATAGATATAAAAGAAGAATCCCAAACAGTAGAAAAAGAAGAAAAAGTAATCGAAGTAGAAGCTGAACAAGTAGAAGATGATGACCTTCCATATTAATCAAATAAGGAGGTAATAAAATGATAAAAGTATTTGCGAGTGGAAGTAAAGGAAATTGTTATTTGCTCCAAGCAGAGGGGGAATCCCTTCTTTTGGAATGTGGCATTGGGTGGAAAAAGATATTAAGTGGACTAAATTATAATTTAAAAGATATTAAAGGGTGCTTAATCACGCATGAGCATAAAGACCATGCACTATCAATTAAAGATATTATAAAAAATTCAATAAAGATTTATGCTCCAGAAAGTGTCATCCTAAAAAATAATTTAGAAGGAAGCAGAAAAGCAACAATACTAAAAGATAAAGATAGATTTAAAATTGGTAATTTCAACATTTTGGCTTTTGCCAACACTCACACCAATAATGACGGTACGGAATGTGAGTGTCTAGGGTATTTAATTCAACATCCCAAACTAGGGAAAATATTATTTGCTACAGATACTTATTACATTAAATATCAATTTGAAAATATAGACCATCTTCTCATAGAGTGTAATTATTCAGAAGATGTAATTGAAGATTTAGAGCCATATCAAAAGAGATTATTTAAATCTCATATGAGCCTGGAAACTTTAAAAGATTTCTTTAAAAATACAGATTTAAGAAATACAAAAGATATAACGCTAATACATTTGTCTAAAAATAATGCGGATCCTGAAAGATTTAAAAGTGAAATAGAAGCACTCACAGGTATTCCTGTGTATATAGCGACTCCAGGATTGGAAATATGAGAGCTACTGTATTTGCAATAATATTTATTGTTTCAGGCGTAATTTTAGGAACTGTATTAGGGGTTAACATGGCAATTAAATTAGCAGTTAAATCATTAGTAAAATATTTCACATCATTGGGATATAGCCCAAAAGAAAGTTTTGATATGGCTATAGCAATTTTGAAGAAGAGAGGTGATCTTGAATAATGCAAAATTTAAAAATACGAATGTTGCTACAAATAATAAGAGGCCTATCACTTCACTTAAACGAACAGGAAATAAACGACATTGGAAAGATACTATTTCGAGCGATGGATAGATTATTAAAAGAATCGGAGGAGAAAAATGGACAAGCTAATAAGAAATAAAGAAAAAATTATAGAGCTTTTAAAAAGTACAGAAAGAACAGGGATTGAAAGAATAATTCAGTACCTGGATGAAACTGACTTCTTCATCGCTCCAGCATCAACCAGATTTCATGGAAATTATGAGGGAGGATTAGCTGAACATAGTCTAAATGTTTATGAGCTATTTAGAGAAAAAAATAAAAAATATGACCTTGGATTAAGTGAAGATACTATAAAAATTGTTTCATTACTACATGATATATGCAAAGTCAATTTTTATACCGTATATGATAAAAATGTTAACATAGCAGGAGCGGGAGAAAAGCCTAAATGGGTAAAGCAACCAGCTTATGGAGTTAAAGATGTTTTACCTATAGGACATGGAGAAAAATCAGTTATTAAATTAATGCAATTTATTAAATTATCTAAAGAAGAAATTATCATAATACGTTGGCATATGGGTGGATTTGAACCAAAAGAAAACTTAAACAATATTAATTCATCTTGGAATATATGTAATGCAGCTGTAGCACTTCATACCGCAGATTTAGAATCCAGTTATATACTAGAGGATCATTTTGAACCTGGAGAAAATAAAAATCAAACGAAATTAAGAGGGGTGAGATAATGAATAGATGTGTATTTGTTGGAAGGTTGGCAAGAGATCCAGAACTAACTTTTTTACCTGGAGATGGTAAAGCGGTTGCTAAATTCACTCTAGCAGTTAATAGACCTAGATTTGATAAAAATAAGCCCCAGGAAGCTGATTTTATAAATTGTACGTGTTTTGGGAAACGTGCTGAGGCTATTGCAAATTATACTCAAAAAGGACATAGATTTGGAATAGAAGGTAGTTTAAGAATAAATAAATTTACAGATAAAGATGGAAATAACAGATGGAGCACGGAAGTATTAGTATCAGATTTTGAGTTCATGCAAGACAAAATAAATAATTCAAATAGTAATAACAATAAAAATAATCCTGATTATGATGACGAGATTACACCAATAGATGATGATGATATCCCTTTTAGATTAGCAGTTAGCCAAGCTGCGTAAAAAAAGGGCAAATAAAAATATAAGCGACAAGAGGGATGGAGAAATGAAGTATAGATTTACGGATAATGAATTAAAAATAATATTAAAAAACTTAGTCATAGTAGTTGATATACGAGAAAAAGTAAATAAACACATCATTGATTATCTTGAAAAAAAGAAAAAAAGATATGTAGTGCAGAAACTTGACCAGGGCGATTATTCAGCTTTCATTGAAAGCAATGAAGAAACTAAGAAACTTGGAGTTTTAAGAGATTGGTACTTTAATAATGATATTGCAATTGAAAGAAAAAATTCAGTTGATGAATTAGCACAAAGCTTTGTTGATAGAAAGAGATTTGAGGCTGAATTTTTAAGATTAGATAAATATAAAACAAAAACAATATTACTAGTTGAGGATTCGCAGGGATATGAAAATATTTTAAAAGGAAAATACAGGAGCAGATATACACCTGCAAGTTTTACAGCATCACTAGAAACTTTTACAGCAAGATATGGTCTAAGTGTGATGTTTGTAAATAAGACATTAAGCGGATATAAAATTTATACAGCTTTAAAATATTCCATTAGAGAAATATTAAAAAACAAAGGTTTTATAGACTTTGAGGATGAAAAAGTTCAAGAAATTTTCAACGAGAAAGTACTTTAAAAGTAAATAAGGATGAAAGAAGGTGTGGACAATAGACTTACAGGATATAGATTTAAAACAATTAATAGAATCAGAAACAGGAGAAAAGTTTAACAGACAAGGGTACATTAAGTGCCCTTTTCATTCAGAAAAAACACCTTCATTAAAGGTAAAATTCAATTCAAATACTAATAAAGATTTTTTTAAATGCTTTGGCTGTGAAACGTGCGGAGATAGTATTGATTTCATAATGAAATACAAAAATTTAGACTATAAAAATGCTAGAAAATATTTAGGGTTTGAGGTCGAATATACGGAAGTAGAACTCCAGGAAGAGAAAATAAAAAAATATATAAATTGGGAATTAGGAAAGTTTAGGCAAGGGCAAAAGCTATTAGGTATATTTAAATTTACAGATGAAAAAAATGAAATAGCTTACTTTAAAGCAAAATTCAAACTACCAGATGGAAAAAAACAATTATCTTATTACAATATCAAAGATAATAAAGTTGAAGCAAAGAGGGGGAGAGATGAGCTTCCCTATAATCTTTACAATACTTTAGAAGCTATAAACAGAGGGGACATTATAATATTTGTTGAGGGGGAAAAGGATGCTAATACAATAAATTCTCTTTTTAAAAATAACAAATATGTTGCTACTAGTATTAAGGGGTGTAAGGATTTAGACATTTTAATAAGATATAACCCAATAAAAATTTACGTAATTGGAGATACCGGTGAAGCTGGTGAAAAATATAAATGGAACGTATATAATAACTTGCACCGAGGTTGTAAAGATTTTAGATTTATAAATTTACCAGGATTAAAAAATCTAGGCGACAATAAAGACGTTACGGATTGGATAGAAGCTGGCCATACTAAAAAGGACTTGTTAGATGCTTTTTATAGATCTTTAAATATTAAATCTCGTTACGAGTTTCAGCAAGACAGAAAAGGAATATACAAAACTATAGTTAAAAACAATAGTGATGGCGAAGAAATTAGCTATAAATATCTTACTAATTTCAAAATAATTAATGCAGCTAGAATAAAAATTATTGACGAGGACCAAGAAGGAGTGAAGTTAATTTTAAAATCTCCTACTGGTGCAATTATAGAGAAATCAGGGCTAAGCACTGTTTTCGACGATACTAAAACATTTAAAAATTTTTTAGGTACTTTAGATCTAGCCTTCAAGGGTAGATCAGATGAACTCACAGAATTAAAAGAATGGATAAATAAATATTTTGCATTAGAGGTCCAGGAATTACATTCTGGAGTTAAATTTATAGAAAAAGATGGACTTATTACTTTTATAGAAAATGCCGGTTCTATTAATAAAAATAAAATAAATTTAAACGTAAAAAGTGATGGCCGAAACAATGCAAATGTATTAGAAGTTGAATCAATTACTCAGGAAGAACTTAAAGAATTGAAGAAACATATATTTAAATTCGCATCGAGTGAAAAAGCGTTAAGCATAATTGGAACAGTTATAAACAATTTAATGTTTTATCACGTAGAGCAGTTAAAACAAAAGCTTCATTTTCTTCTAATAGTAGGGGAATCTGGATCAGGTAAATCTACTATATTGGAAAATGTCATCGCTCCAATGCTTAACTACCCGAAAAGCGATATTCGCTCAATTGGATTAATTACATCTTTTGCATTAACAAAAACTTTGTCTGATGGCAATTATCCAGTAATATTTGATGAATTTAAGCCATCTTTTTTAGACAGATATAAATTAATGAATTTAAGTGAAACTTTAAGAAATTTATATGATAGACATACAACAAGCAAAGGGAATAAAAGCTTAAAAACTAAAGATTTCACACTAAAGAGACCACTTATAATGGCTGGTGAAGAAAGCTATCCAAACCAGGAACAACCACTTATAGAGCGTTCTTGCATAATTTATTTAGCACGCAAAGAGCAAACCGAAAAAAGCACAAAGGCTATGGAATGGCTTGCAAGTAATGAAACTATTTTAAGAAAGTTTGGAAGAAGCTTAATAGAAGTTGCATTAAACACAACAGTTGAAGATTACAAAGAAATTAGAGAACAGGCATCCAAAGGAATTAAAGGATTAAGTAAAAGAGCATTAACTACAGCAACCAATATATGTACCGGAATATCAATTTTCAATATTTTATTAAACAAACACAATCTAAAGGAAATTCCAAAAGGATATGAGGAATTAATAGTTAAAAATATCAATGAGGAAATTATGGACAGTACAAAATCAACTCATTCCATAATAGAAAGAATGCTAATTCTTTATAGCGATATGATTGAAGATGGCAGAGCTTATAACGCAGATAATGTTGTTAAGTGTAGAGGGGATGGAATATTTATAAAGACATCTGAAATGATTAACCAAATACATGAGCATGTAAATAGAGTTGGAGCCGATTTAATTCCATTAAAGTTAAAAGACTTTAGAAAACAAGCACAAAAAGCTGGATACCTGGAAGGGCTATCTAATAAAGTAATAAAAATTGAAGGCAAGCCAGTTAGATTTGATACCTACAATAAGGACATGCTAAGAGAATTAAAAGTTAATTCAATAGTGCCTCCAGAGTTCGAGGACGTGACGGAGGAAGATAATATAATTCCATTCAGCAAATAAGGTTACAAGTTTTTTAAATATGTAACTACTTGTAACTTTCATGTAACTATGAAAACTATTGATATTACTTACTTATATATATATTAGTTACAAAGTTACATTAATATAAATATAATCTACGTACATGAAAGAAATATAAAGGTTTATAAATATATATTATATACACATATAGTTTTTATAAAAATGTAACCACAATAAAAAACCTCTTAACCTTAGAGAAATCAAGGGTTGGGAGGTTACAAAGTGATGGTAACCTGTTTTGTAACCGAAAGGAGAGAAAAGTATGTCAAAGATAGATATATCAACGGTTTACAAGGAACGTATAGAAGAAATAGAAAAACAACAAAAACAGTTAATTTATAAGAAAAATTGGACAAAATTCTATAAATTGAAGGCAGAAAAGGAGAATTTAGAGCAAATTTTATCTAAATTTTAAGCAAAAAAGGAGTAAAAAATGAAAGTAATAATAATGAATAGTGACAAAAATAGTTGGTATAGTAAAAAATTAGGTAAAACATATGATGTAAAAGAGATAAAAAAAGACGGGTTTTCAACTAAAGATGGACTAATAAAAAAAAGTGATGCACAAATAATAGAATAAGATAGTAGGTGTTTTGATGGATAAAGTCAAAAAGACAGAGCTACTTTTAAAAGAATATACTTTTTTATGTAGTAAGATACAAAACTTAGAATTAGAAATTGAAACATTAAAAGATATAAGAAATTATCAAGGGGATGGAGGACTTGCAGGAGTAAATTATAATAAAATTCCTACATCTAAAACATATAAAATAACATCAATAGTAGAGAATGAATTAATATCAAATATAAATTTAATTTCAAAGTATGAATATGAGTTAAATACAATGAAGAAGTTAAAACAAAAAGTAGAAAATGCACTTACAGCATTAAAAGAAAGGGATAAAAAAATAATTCAGTTGTTTTATTTTAATAAAATATCCAATAAAGAAGTTGCTAAAGTAATAGATTTAACTGAGCAAGGATTAAGTAAAGCTAAAAGAAAAATAATAAATCAAATGAGTGAGATAATATTTGTTTCATAAAAGTTTAATAAAAGGTTAAAAAGAGTTTAACACTAAGGAAAATAATACTGATATGATATATATAGTGAAAAATTTAAGAACAACTGAGGCATCTATTTAAAAGAATAGGTGCCTTTTTAATGTAAAAAATAAGGAGGTGAAAATATGGCGGGCGGACAACCTTTAAAATGGAAAAGCCCAGAAGAACTTGAAAACAAAATTCAAGAATATTACAAATGGGCAAAAGAAAATAAAAAGCATATAACTGTTACTGGCTTAGCATGGTGGTTAGGATGTAGTAGGACTACGTTAATGCATTATGAGAAAGCTGAGGAGAGTGAGTGGCTTAATAGATGTAATGATGAAGAGAAGAGAAAATATGTGAACTCGATTAAGAATGCTAAGAGATTTATTGAAATGAATTATGAAGATAGCTTATTTAATAAATCCAGTACTGCTGGAGCTATATTTACATTAAAAAACAATTATGGTTGGGTGGACAAACAAGAAATAACTACCAATAATGATAACAATATAAATATATCCTTAGAGGATGAATAATTGAAATTACTTCCATAAAAATGTTATTTTGTTTGCAAGCAACGGACAAATAGGTGATTTTATAAGATTTTATAAGTTTTTCATAATAATTTAATATTTTATAGATTTTATAAAGGTAGATATATCAATGGTTTAAAGGGATAAGTTTAATAGTTTCAAGACAAAAGAAATCTTATGTCTTGAAACTTAGCACTTTAATGCATTGAAGTGAAGGAGCGAATATATGTCAAATAGTTTAAATATAAAAATAAGCAAGAAAATATTTAATGATGTATATTTACCACAATTAGAGAATTATAAAACTCGCTTTAATATTTATTATGGAGGGGCTGGAAGTGGTAAATCTAAGTTTGTAGTTCAAAAAATGATATACAAGTATCTTAAGTTATCTGGAAGAACTTGTTTGGTAATTAGAAAAGTTGGGAATACCTTAAGGGATTCTATATATAGAGAATTTAAAACAGTATTATCAGATTGGCATATATATACTAAGTGTAAAATAAAAGATAGTATGTTGACCATAGAGCTTCCCAATGGTTCTAAGTTTTTGTTTAAAGGGTTGGATGAAAAATCGTCCTAGTAATATAGAAATATATTGCTTTGAATTGGTGGAAAAACGTGAAATTCTTAATTAAATTTGATATAATATATAAGGTAGGATAGATTAAGAAGTCGCGAGCTTAATTAATAAAGGTGTTTTCCCAAGCGCCTTTCCTATTTTATGAAAATTAAATATTGGGAAAAATAATAAGCCTATGGGAGGGTTATTTGTTATGCCTAAAAAAGATGAATTAAAGGTATATGGAGTTATTTATAAGATTGAAAACATCACAAATGGCAGGATTTACATTGGTCAAACTATTCAAGGCTTTGAAAAGCGTTATAACAATAACATATTAAAGTATACTCATAATGAGCATTTAAGAAGAGCTATTAAGAAGTATGGTATTGATAATTTTGATATTAATCCTTGTATAGATGTAGCATATTCTTTTGATGAATTAAATCAAAAGGAGAAATATTTTATACAGAAATATAACAGTTATTTGAATGGATATAATTTAACGTTGGGTGGGGAAGGGGTAAAAGGATTGCCATCTGTTTTACATGGCATGTATGGTGTACGTAGATATGGAGCGGATAATCCTTTTTACGGCAAGAAGCATTCAATGAAAACTAGAAAGAGAGTAAGTGAATTTGCAAAAACTAGAGTGGGAAACCTTAACCCTAATTACGGAAATGGTTATAAAATAAAGGGGTATAAAAATCCTATGTATGGTATATCTCCGTCAGAAAGAATGGATGTTGATACTTATTCTAAATGGAAAGAACAAATTAAAATAAATGTTGCTGGGTCTAAAAATCCAAATGCTAGTAAGGTTATAAATATAACAACTGGAGAGATTTTTGACTGTATAAAAGATGCTAAAGAAATATATGGAGAAATTGCTATATCTGCTTGTTGCAGAGGTAAATGCAAAACTGCTGGAAGATGTAAATGGATGTATTATATAGATTATTCAAATAAGAAAACACGAAGGGAAGTTATTGTGTAATAACAATAACACACGCAGAGCATAGGAGCTGAACCTATGCTTTTTTTATTAAAGCATAGAATATAATGCTCCCACGAGCCACCAACACCTAAGGAGTATAATCTATGGTGAAAATGTATGCCGAACTATATGGTGACATATAGAAGTAGAGGATAAAAAGCCTTTGCGATAACATATTTGGACCCTGAAAAAATTAAGTCTATAAGTGGTATTGATGATATTGTAGTTGAAGAATGTACTGAAATAGATATGCAAGAATTCAATCAGCTTAATTTAAGGCTTAGAAGTAAAAAACTATATAATCAAATACATTGTATGTTTAACCCAGTTTCTAAGGCGAATTGGGTTTATAAAATGTGGTTTATTAATGGCTACAATGAATCTAATACAATAGTTCTTAAAACTACCTATAAGGATAATAAGTTTCTTCCTAAAGATTATGTGGATAGCTTATTAGAGATGCAAGAAAGAGATCCTGTATATTACAGGATATATGCTCTTGGAGAGTTTGCAAGTTTAGATAAATTAGTGTATACGAATTGGGAAGTAAAAGAATTTAATTACAAGCAAATTATGGCTAATAATGTTGATGTTAAAGCAGTGTTTGGACTAGATTTTGGGTATGTAAATGATCCTAGTGCTTTTATAGGTGTAGTCATAGATGATAAAAATAAGGATTTATATATATTTGATGAGTTTTATAAAAAAGGATTGTTAAATAATCAAATTGCAGATGAGATTAAAAAAAAGGGTTATAGTAAGGAAGTTATAATTGCTGATTCCGCGGAACAAAAGTCAATTGAAGAGATAAGACAATTAGGAATTAGTAGAATTAAAGGAGCAAAAAAAGGCAAAGACAGTATTTTAAATGGTATTCAGCTTATACAACAATATAATATGGTAGTTCATCCTAAGTGTGTTAATACTCAAGACGAGCTTAAAAATTATACTTGGCAGAAAGACAGGGCCACTAAGGAATATATTAATAAACCTATTGATTCTTATAACCATTTGTTAGATGCATTACGATATTCGATGCAAGGGAGAAGTTCATCTATATCTTTTAATTAAGGGGGTGATGGAATGTTTATGATGGACAAGATAAAGTCAATATTAACTGGTGGAGCTAATAGTACTATGACTTTAGAAGAGATAATTCAAGAGGATATTAAAGATTGGAAAAGCTCACAAGCAAGAAGATTAATGTTAGAAGGACAAAAGTATTATAAAGGGGATACAGATATTCTTAATCGTAAAAGAATGGCTATAGGAGAAGGTGGAGAACTTCAAGAAATTAAAAACCTGGCTAATAATAAATTAGTACATAACTTTGTAAGAAAGTTAGTGGACCAAAAGATAGGATATTTATTATCAAAGCCTTTAGCCATTCAGACTAATAGTGAACAATATAAAGATATACTAAATGGTGTCTTTAATAAGTCATTTATGAAGCTGCTTAAAAACTTAGGTAAGGATTGTATTAATAAAGGTATAGCTTGGGCACAGATTTATTACAGTGAATATGGTGAGATTAGATTCAAAAGGCTACCTAGTGAAGAAATAATTCCTCTATGGAAGGATTCAGAACATACTAAATTAAGTGCAGTTATAAGAGTATATGAAATTGAAGTGTACGAAGGACATACTAAGAAAACAATAACTAAAGTTGAATATTGGGATACGGAAAAAGTGTTAAGATATGTAGAATACGAAGGTAACTTAATACCTGATGTTGAAGCTCCAGAAGACGCAGGGCATTTTAGTGTGGTAGATGATAAAGGAAATACAAAATCATTTACTTGGTCTAAAGTGCCTTTTGTATATTTCAAATACAATGATGAAGAACAGCCGCTAATTAAGTTTGTTAAATCATTAGTTGATGATTATGACAGAAATAAAAGTGATAATAGTAATAACTTAGAAGATTTACCTAATAGTATTTATGTATTAAAGGATTATGATGGGACTAATTTAGGTGAGTTTAGAAGGAATATGTCATTATATCGAGCAGTTAAAGTTACTGGTGAAGGTGGAGTTGAAACTAGAAGCTTAGAAATAAATGTTGAAGCTTATAAAACTCATATAGAACAAACTAGAAAAGACATATATGAGTTTGGAAGAGGTGTTGATACTCAATCAGATAAGTTTGGAAATAGTCCAAGTGGTATTGCGTTAAAGTTCCTATACAATGACTTAGATTTAGATTGCAATATAATTGAAACAGAGTTCCAGGCTTCACTAGAATATTTATTATGGTTTATAAATCAACACTTAATCAATACTGGACAAGGCGATTTCACTAATGAAAATGTAGATTTTATATTCAATAGAGATACTATTATAAATGAATCAGATAGTATTAGTAATTGCCAAAATAGTGTTGGTATTATAAGTGATGAAACAATAGTTGCTAATCACCCGTGGGCCACTAAAGATGAATTGGAGAAAATAAAGAAACAGAAAGAGCAGCAAGAAGATGTTTATCCTAATTTTCCTTTAGATGATGATTCTAATGGTGATACAGATGAAGAGTAAAGATTACTGGAAAAAACGTTCAGAGCAAATAGCAAATAAACAATTTAGCAAAACAGATGCTTATATATCAAAACTTTGTTTAGAATTTCAAGAAGCGCTATATAGTATAAAGAAAGACATAGAATCATTTTATCAAAGGTTTGCATCTAATAATCAAGTTACTTTAGATGAAGCTAGAAGGCTATTAAATTCAAATGAATTAAGTGAGTTTAAAATGGACTTAAAGGAATTTAGGAATAAGGCTAAAAACAATATAGATGATATATGGGAACAGGAACTTAACAATGTATATTATAAAGTTAGAATAAGCAGGTTACAGGCTTTACAGACACAAATTAATAATGAAATAAGGTTATTATATTCTAAGCAACAAGAAGGTGGTACAAGTCTTTTAAATAATATGTATGAGGACACTTACTATAGAAATATATATGAGGTCCATAAAGGTCTAGGTATTGGAGTTAACTTTGCTAAATTAGATACTAGAACAATAGAAAAAGTTATGTCAGAACAATGGCAAGGAAATAATTATAGCAGCAGGATATGGAATGATAAAGAAAAGCTTATTAGAGAATTAAGAGTTAATTTAACTCAAAGCTTTATTCGAGGTGATACTATTGATAAAACATCAAAAATAATGTCTGAAAGAATGAATGTAGCTAAAAATAGAGCCAGAACATTAGTTAATACTGAAAGTTCATATATAACATCTAAAGCAACATTTGATAGCTATAATAAAAGTGGAGTGGTAAAACAATATCAGATACTTGCAACATTAGATTTAAGAACATCTAGGATATGTAGAGAAATGGATGGAAAAGTATTTAAGGTAAGTGGAAAAGAAATAGGGGTTAATGCACCACCATTTCATCCTAATTGCAGAACTACTACAGTAGCATATTTTAATGATGATATAGATGAGGAAAGAATCGCTAGAGATAGTGAAGGTAAAAATTATTATATAGGTGGAAATATAACTTATAAAGAATGGTATAAAAAATATATTAGTTAGAGTTATTAATTAATAAAATTGTTCTGGATATAAAATTAAATCCAGAACAATAAATATTAAGCTGTTATAGTATAAGTTTGCCAGGGTATACAATCTAATTCTATATTAGCAAGAAAATTTACAATATCTTTCCTGCCATAATATTGAGGGATTCCACTTGAATCTTGAGCCATTAGTATAATAGGTATATTCCCAAATACAGTTTTAAATTGATTACGTATAGAATCTCTATCATGACTATGTAAAACATAATGTTTTACAACAGCAATAGCAAATGTAACTCCTTGTTCTTTTATGAGAGCACCATCGAACTGCATAAAAACACCTCCTTTCAACAAAATATTACCATATTTGAAAGAGGTGTACAAATGAATTTGTAGAAATAAGTTTTTTAATAAATATTAAAAATTAAGAAAGGAATGATATAAATGGATTTAACTATTAATAATTTAGAAAAATGTTTTTATGAAGCAAGTCAAAAAGATAAAAAATATGTAGGTGTAAAAATTCAAATGGCAGGATTTAAAAAGCCAGAGATAATAATTAATGAAAATGCCAATTTTGATAAAAAATTTGACTATTATAAGAAAGCATATAATGAAAATCTAACTCTTAAAACTTTTAATGGAATAAAAATTGTTGGATTTACTTATGGAAATAGCTTTGAAGAAATAGAAAAAGATTTATTAGGGTAGAAAGGAGAACTTACAATGCCAAAGTTAAGTGAAATACTAGGAGAATCATATTCACAAGTACCAGAAGAAATTAGAACCAAGTACAAAGATATTGATTTAGTTGATAGTAAACAGTATGTTACAAAAGACAACTTTGATACTTTAAATGAGCAACTTAAGACAGCTAATACAACTATTGCAGATTTAAAGAAAGATAATAAGGATAATGAAGAATTACAGACCAAGGTTACTGATTATGAAAATAAGGTTAAAGATTATGAAAATAAAATAAAAGAAATGCAATTTAATTATGCATTGGAAGGAGCTTTAAAAGGTGTTAATGTAAGAAATACAAAAGCCGTTAAAGCTCTTTTAAATTTGGAAAATGTTAAGTTAGATGGTGAAAATCTTTTAGGACTTAAAGAACAGTTAGATTCCTTGAAAGAAAGTGATAGTTATTTATTTGCTGAAGAACAGCAAACTAAGTTCTCAGGAATAAAACCTGCTGATGGAAGTAAACCACCTCAAGGGTATAATCCATGGAAAAAGGATTCATTCAACTTAACAGATCAAGGCAAGATATTTAAAGAAAATCCAGAACAGGCTAAACAGTTAATGGCTGAAGCTGGAGTAAATATATAAGAAAAGGAAAGGTGATAAAACATGAATACAAAGCTTAAAATGCACCTACAACTATTTGCAGCAACTGGTACTAAATTAAGTGATGTAATTGTACCAGAGTTATTTAATCCGTATGTAATAAATCAAACAATGGAGAAGTCAGCATTAATACAAAGTGGCATTATAACAAATAATAGTGAGTTTGATAATTTGGCAAGTCAAGCTTCACCACTTATTAATATGCCATTCTTTGAAGATTTGACAGGAGAATCAGAACAAATAATTGAAGATGGAGATTTAGAAGCAGCTAAGATTACATCTAAAAAGGATGTTGCAGCAATCCTTAGAAGAGCAAAAATGTGGAGTGCTACAGACTTATCAGCAGCAATGTCAGGTAAGGACCCAATGGCTGCTATAGGAAATTTAGTTTCTGGATTTTGGGCAAGAGATATGCAAAAGGAATTAATAGCAATTCTTAATGGTATATTTAGTGCTACAAGTATGAAAGATAATTTACTTGATATATCAGCATTAGAAGGAAATAAAGCTAAATGGAGTGCTAGTGCATTTATAGATGCTCAACAAAAGCTAGGAGATGCACAAGAATTATTAACTGGTGTTATGATGCATAGTGCAGTTAAATCAGAATTAAAAAAACAAAATCTAATTCAAACAATAAGACCTTCAGATAGTCCAGAATTTGATGTTTATCAAGATAAAAGAGTTATAGTAGATGATGGGTGTCCAGTAGATTCAAGTGGTATATATACTACTTACTTATTTGGGCAAGGTGCTATAGCACTAGGTAATGGAAATCCTACTGGATTTATAGCTACTGAAACTGATAGAGATAAAAAGAAGGGTTCTGGTGTAGATTATTTAATTAATAGAAAGACATATATTTTACATCCAAGGGGAGTTAAATTTACAAATGCTAAAGTTACTAAAACAGAAGGACCTTCAAGAGCTGAATTAAAAGAAAAGACTAACTGGGAAAGAGTATATGAACCTAAACAAATAAGAATAGTTGCATTTAAACATAAGATTTAAGAAGGTGTAAATATGCTTGAACTTGATAAGTTAAAACAAATTTTAGGAATAGCTAAAGATGATAATACCAAAGATGTGTTTTTAGAATTTGTCTTAGATGATGTATTTCAAATAATAAAGGATTATTGTCACATTAAAGAAGTTCCAGAAGAACTTAATAATACAGTTTTAAAAATGGCCATAAATTTATATAGAAATCAGAACTTAGGGGAAGAAGAAACATCTCTAGGTTCTATTTCATCTATAACAGAAGGTGATACATCAATAAGCTATAGAAGTTCAGCCAATGAATTTAAAGACAGCTTACTTAATGATTACAAAAGTCAACTCAATAGATATAGAAAGTTGGTATGGTAATTATGAATAAAGCATTTAAACAAGCTAGAAAAGCTATAGAAAAACTTTATGATTGTAAATGTAATATAAGTGGTGGTAAAGAAAAAGTTAAAGATCCTGTAACTAAAGAAACTAAATTAGTAACAAAAATAAAATATAAAGATATTAAATGTAAAATATCAAAACAAAGCTTAAGCAAAAATACTCAAACTGATACAGTAAATCAGGTAGTATATGAACTTAAGCTTTTTATATGTCCAGAATTAAATATTAAGCAAGGTGATGTTGTAGAAGTCACTAATAAGTTTGGAGAAAAAGAGACATATAAAGCTGGAGAAGGATTTAAATACAATACACATCAAGAAGTTATTTTAATCAGAGAAGGTAAAGCTTAATGAGTAGACTAGGAAGTTTTGATTATTCTGGATTTAAGGACATGGCTAAAAGGTTTAACAAGGCACTTGATGAAAGAGTAATTGAGAGGTGGATAAGAGAATTTCTCTTAGAAATGGCTTTTAGAGCTGAAAGAAAGATTAAGAAAAGAACTCCAGTAGACAGCGGACACCTAAGACGTAATTGGCAAGTAGGCAATGTAGAAAAAAGAGGTAATGCTTATGTAGTAGAGATATTTAATAATATTGAATATGCTTCATTTGTAAACAATGGTCACAGAACAAGGGATCATAAAGGATGGGTAGAAGGAAGATTTATGGTTGAAATATCTCTTGATGAAATAGAAAGGCAATTACCTAAGTTCTTAGAAAAGAAACAATTAGAATTATTAAATCAAATACTTAATGGTAGAGGTTAATATGTCAAATATAAATGATTTAAAGATAGGAATTAATAATATTTTAGATGAAGAATTTCCTAATATAAATATATACAATGAAAGTATTCAACAAGGCTTTGAAGAGCCTTGTTTTTTTATTAAAATTTTAAGTTCAGCTCAAGACAAGGAACTTAATATCATATATAAGAAAAACATAGCTTTTGATATTCATTATTTTAGTGATAAAGAAGATATAAATTCAGATTGCAATAATATGGCTGATAAGCTTTATGAAGTGCTTGAATATGTAAAAGTTAATGAGAACTTATATAGATCTAGTAATATGACACATGAGGTTATAGATGGAGTTTTACACTTTATGTTGCAGTTTAATTATCATGTGCTTAAAGAAATTGAAAAAGCTCCTAAAATGAATAAATTAAAGACTGAGGTGAAGTTAAGTGGAAGATGAAGAAGTTAAATTTACCAAAGAACAAATAGTATCTTCAAAACAGTTTACAGTTATAGAAAAAGATATATTGAAAGCTATTTTAGAAGATAAAGAATATGGACTATTAGAGGTTAAAGATATTTTAGAAGAATTTAAGGAGAAGGAAGTGAAATAGATGGCAGGAGGAACATGGGAAAAGCAGAATAAAATTAGACCAGGAGCTTATATAAATTTTAAGTCTAAAAAACAAGCACAAACAATAATTGGAGAAAGAGGTATTGCTACAATGCCTTTAATTCTTCCATGGGGTCCTGAAAAACAGATATTAACTATTAATGTAGATGATGATTTATCTAAAGTATTAGGTATTAATATAGCAGATGAAAGTGCATTGCTTATTAGAGAAGTATTTAAGAGAGCAAAGACATTACTTTTATACAGGCTTAATGAAGGGACTAAGGCTACTGCTACATTAGAGGGATTAACTATTAATTCTAAATATACTGGAACTAAAGGGAATAATATAACAATTATAATTCAAAACAGTATCGATGTTCCTGGTAGTTTTGAAGTTGTAACTATGTTTGAGGGTAATAAAGTTGATAAGCAACTAGTGAAAACTATAGATGAACTTAAATCCAATGATTATGTTGATTTTAAAGGGAATGGAGAATTGAAGACTAGCGCTGGAGTACCACTTAACAATGGTGAAGATGGGAAAGTTACAAATCAAAATTATACTGATTATTTAACAGCTATAGAACCTTATAATTTTCATACTATGGGTATAAGTACTAAGGATTCAACTATAAAATCAGTTGCAACAACATTTATTAATAGACTTAAAAATGAAGGTAGACAAGTTCAAATTGTTTTAGAAAACTATCCAGAGGCAGATAGCGAAAATGTTATATCGGTAAAGAACGGGGTTATTTTAAATGATGGTACAAAAATAACATCGGATAAAGCAGTGGCATTTATAACTGGAGCAACTGCTGGAGCAAATGTGAACCAATCTAATACTTATCTTCAATATGATGGTGCTATAGATGTAGATATTAAATATACCAATAGAGAAATAGAAACATCACTGTTAAATGGTGAAATAGTATTTACTATTAGTAATAGAAAGGTAGTAATAGAGCAGGATATAAATACATTTAAAACTTTTACAGAAGGTAAAGGAAAAGATTATAGGAAAAATAGAGTCATAAGAACACTATTTGAAGTAAATAACGGTATTAGTTTGCTATGGCACACTAATTATATTGGAAAAGGTAATAATAATCCTGATGGAAGAGATTTATTCAAGAAAGATATAATTAAATTTTTAGAAAAATTACAAGGAATAAGTGCTCTTAAAAATGTTACTCCAGAAGACATAATAGTTGAAGGTGGCAATGATAAAGATTCAGTAGTAGCAATAGTAGAAGTACAACCTATAGATGCAACAGAAAAACTTTACATGACAGTAAATGTAGCATAAAGGAGGGCGTTTTATATGAATTTTATGGATTTTAAAGATACTATTAGTGGACAAGAGGCAAGAGCTTTTATAACTATAGATGGAAGAAATGAAGATCTGTTTTATGCTAAAAAGCTTGAGTCTAAAATAGAAAAAGAAAAGAGTGAAGGTAAAACATTAGGGAAAAGAGGAACTCAATCTAAGGCTAAAGGTTACAAAGGAACAGGCACACTTACGGTGTATTATGTAACATCTCTTTTTATAGAATTAATGGTAAGATACATGAAGGATGGAATAGATACTTACTTTGACCTTACTGTAATTAATGAAGACCCTACAAGTACTGTTGGAAAACAGACAGTAGTTCTTAAAAATTGTAACTTTGATGAAGTGTCTATTGCAACATTTGATATTGATTCTGATGCATTAGAAGAGGATATGAGTTTTACGTTTGATGATATAGATTTATTAAATAAATTTAAAAAACCAGTATTGAGATAATAGGAGGAATATATAATGAGTCAATTTGAAGATTTTTTAATGGATAGTTTTGAGGAAGTACAAGCGGTTGAAAAAGAGTTAGAGATAGGTGGAAGAAAAAGAAAGATGAAGTTTAAAGCAATTGGTGCTACTAAAGCAGATGAAATTAGAAAGAGTTGTAGAAAAGTTAAATTTTTAAAGGGTCAAAAAATAGTAGAAACAGACCAGGATAGCTACTTAGCAACATTAATCGTAGAAACAACAATATGTCCAGATTTAAAAAATGCAGAATTACAATCTAACTGGGGGGTAATAGGCGGTGTAGAATTGCTACAAGCTATGAAAACAAAAATGACAGATGGTGAATATAGTGAGTGGTCAAATGTAGTTTCTGAAATAAATGGCTATGATAAAGGCATGCAAGAACTTATAGAAGAAGCAAAAAACTAATAAAAGGAGGGGATAGCGAAGCGAATTATGCTTACTATGCTCTCCACAAGCTTAAGATACTTCCAAGTACTATGATTGAGATGTCAAGAGAAGAAAAAGCTTTTATATATGCGGCAATTGATATACACATAGAAGCAGAAAATAAGTCAATGAAAGATGCTAAAAAGAAGAAGTAATATTGAAATATTAGCCAATATTTGCTATCATAAAAATACTTGATAGGAGGTTCTGATATGGGCTTTTTTAAAAAACTTAAAGAAATTAGAAATAATGCTAACAAATTAAATAATAGAGGTATTGAACTAGGAGCAACAGATAGTATCACTCTTATACATGACGAAGGATTACCGATTGCTGTAAAAACACTGTGTAAAATTTTTTTATGTAGTGATAAATTAGTTATTTGTACTTTAGGAGCTGAATTTAATATAAAATTACACCAAATAAATAATAGTGAAATTATAAGTACAAACGGAATAAAGGATAAAAGCGGAAGATTTATAGAAAATAGTCAAATTAAAAAGGGTGAAAAGACTGTTCAAACTTTTCATTTTGTCATTAATTATACAAATAGTAATAATGAGATATCTAATGTTGTACTGAACTCAGGATATGATTTTTTAACATCGAATAAATTCTCAGAAAAACTTAATAGTCTTTTAACTAATAAAAATACAATCATAGATTTGTAATTATATGTTAAAAACACTTACTAATTAAAATAGTGAGTGTTTTTTTATTTATACAAGAAAGGAGGTAAGTAAATATGGCTACAGTATCAGCAAGCTTAAGAATGTTTGACCAGATGACAAGACCTCTGCAACAAGTAACGCAAGCTTTAAATTTAACTATTTCAGCTATGGAACAAATGAGTAATTCAGCAAATAGAGATATAGGATTAACTAATACTTTCAATGCTGCTAGAACAAGTATAAATAGAGCAAATGTAGAATTGCAATCATTAGTAAGTACACAAGACAGAACAACCAATAGTCAAGAGCGATTAAATAATTCATTTAATAATGGCTCAAGAGCTACAGAAGGATTAATTGGTAAGGTTAAAGGATTAGTTGGTGCTTATTTGGGATTTCAAGCAGTAAAAAAAGGTATAGATTTAACTCTAGGTGGTGCAGCTAGGCTTGAGCAACAACTTATTGTTATAAGTGGTATGTTAGGCAATAAAGATGTTGGTAAAGCTTTCTTTGGTCAATTAAATAAATATGCAAATGAAAGTGTATATGGATTAAAGGAATTTAATACAATTACAAGATCATTTATACAGTTTACAAAAAATACAAATAGCCTTATGAATTTAGATAAAACTGCTGAAAAATTAGCTTTTCTAGATCCTACACAAGGACTTGAGGGTGCTGGTTTTGCACTTAAAGAAGCTTTAGGCGGAGATTTTATGTCTTTAAAAAGTAGATTTGGATTCGGCAAAGCTGACGCAGAAATATTAAAAGCGTCTAAAGATATGGATGATTTTATAAATAAATTCAATAAATTATTGGCGCAGAAAGGTGCAACGGACAAAGCATTACAAGAATTTAATCAATCAGCAGTTGCACAAATGAACAATCTAAAATCTAATGTGGAAACTGCATTTTCACAGGCTGGAGAAAGAGCTCTTGAAATATTGAAGCCTTTACTTAGTAGAATAAATGAAGGATTTAAAAATGGTGCTTTTGAATCTTTCTTTGACAATATAGGTGTAGGATTGAATATGGTTGTGGATTTAACAATGAAAGTTATAAATGGATTTCAATGGATTTCAAATGTCGTAAGTAGTAATTGGAGTATCATAGCACCAATTATCTACGGAATTGTAGGTGCTCTGATAGCGTATAATGCAACGTCTATAATAACAAATGCAATTATAACTATACAATCATTTTTAAAATCAGCTCAAGCAGCTGCAACAATGCTTGCTACCGATGCAACTTTTGCTGAAACTGTTGCTCAACATGGATTAAACGCAGCATTATAT